TGGCTCGCTCAGGAGGTCTCAGCGGCCAACCGGGCAAGCATGGAGGCCATGGCTCGTAAGGAAGTGTCAGCCGCCGAGGGAGGCATAAGCCTTCAGTCTGCTAGTTTCCTTTCGGAGATGAGAGACCTTGAGAGGCAGGTAGGCGAGCATAACTATGCGATCCAACAGAATCAATACTTGGCTGACCAAGCTTACGATATGCGAGCTCGTGACCTTGGACTTCAAACACAACAGAACTACATCAACATCAACAAGCCTATCGCTACTCCTAATGTCCTTGGGACAATGCTAGGGGCAGCCACGACGAGCCTTGGGACATACGCAGACGCTAAGCAACTACAGGCACGTCAACTTCCTTCAGCTCCTAAAACAGATTATCCTTAATGAAACGCAGAGATTTATTTACCAAGCCAGACCGTGAGCAGGTGCCATTCAACTTGAGCGCTCCTGCGATCACAGGGAAACCCTTTCAGGCAGGGCAGTATTCGGTGGCAGTTCAAGCCCCTGTGCCTGCCTCACAGACGTCTCTGGGGAAACTAGCAGCAACGCTAGGGCAGATAAATCCAGCAATCAAAGCGTATGGACAAGCAGAGCAAGCCACAACAGACCTCCAAAAGACTATGTTTGGGCTCGACTTTGCTCAGATGACTGAGAAGGAGAAGGACTTAGCAGCACAAAGACTTAAGAGCGAAGAGAAGTTCAACAGTAAGTTACGCGGCGAAGGCTACGAGCTTAACCCAGTCGCAGAGATATACGCTAAGGAACTCATAGGGGCTGATAAGTCTGATGAGTATATGGCTTTTATTGAGGAGAACAAAGCTCAGTATATTGAAGATCAGGTAATTATTAAAGGCGTTAAACCAAGCCCAATGCAGATCAATGAGTTTGTTGAGGGACTCACCACGCAATTCAAGAAGGAAAACCAAGACACAATGTCGGACCCACTGATGCTCTCTGGGTTTATGCGAAGCACAGCAGACTACCGTAACCGGGCAAGCGTTCAGATCGCAAAGGAAGCTTCGGACAGTCACAAGAACGGAGTGCTTATCCCTCAGGCAGCTAAGGCGCTAAATAGAGTTTCAAAGCTTTCAGATATGGAAATCCCTTTGACCGGGGCGTTAATGTCTAAGCAAGACCGGAATGCTAGGTATCAAGAAGCTTGGACAAAAACCGGACCACTTACCGCTGCTGACCAGAAACTAGTTTTACAAAGTTGGCTGAACTCAATGAAACCGGGCCTAGCTCAGCTAAAACTTGAAGAGCTCGCTGAGTCGGGCATCAAGATAGGCAATGAGTCCCTCAGGTCTGAGGACCCTATCGGAGATACTTACTACAACAATCTACAAGATGAGCTTGAGGATAAGGCGCTCACAGAAAGGCAAGAGGAAATAAAAGAAGATAATCTAATTAAGAATGAAGCATTCAATCAATATAAAGAGACTTTCCAATCCGAAGCGTATCGAGACCTTTCTTATGAAGAGAAGAGAGAATTTGAAGAAGACTTAAAAAGGGAAATCGAAGGCATAACGGATAAAACCGAAAGAAGAAGAAAAACGGCTGGCTTGGATCTAGCAATCAAAGAGCAAACCACTAAAAGGGATAAAGATGTTTTCCTTATTGGAAAGATGGCTATTGAATCAGATTCATCTAACATGCGATCTTTTGGAGGCCAAGCTTTGGGTGAAGTTAGTGAGTTTGTTGATGAATACATCAAAAATAATGACATAAAAAAAGAGAACCCTATTTACAATGTAATTAAAAAATATGTAGACATTCAAGAAGATGTATTAGCCCAGGACCAAAGCAATAGATTTAGAGTAGGGAGTCCTCAGTATAAAACTGTTGAGTTACTGGGGGACTTCAGGAGAGAACTCAGTGTATTTAAAGAGAAATTAGCTGAGCGATTGGTTGATGCGCGTGAGGGAGAATCAATCAGGATAGAAGGTAAAAGCTATGAGATCTCTAAGGATAATACCTTAATATCTAAGCAAGAAATCTTTGATATCGTATTACTAGAGGAGCGAGGAAGAGTCCTTGAAGAAATTACTACTAAGTTTAAAGAATTAATAGAAGAGAATAAGATTGAACTAGATTCGAGGGACGAAGTAGTCCAGCAAAAGGATGAAAGGGCTAAGAGCGTAAAGGACCTCAAAGGTGCTAACTTGTTAGCGAATGAGGAGCTTGGAATTATAAGGATGCCCAATGGTGAACTCCCTCGTCAGAAGGGATACCACAGACGCTTCAAGGACAAGAATGTTTATATTGGTGGAAATGCCTTTCAAAAAATAGGACCTGAATTATCTATTGCGACATCAGGCTTCGGCTGGCTTTCTAAAACATTTGCCGACGGGAGATCAGCTCCATTGACCCATTCTCATTTGGATGCTTTTGAATCAGGACTAGCAACAGGGGCTTACCTCCTTCCAGATAAAGAAGGGAAACCTTTTATCACTAAGGACGGAGAGAAAGTCATAAGGATGATGCCTGACTCAAACGATGCTCCTCTTTTGTTTGCAAACATTAGGGAGAACTACAAAAACCTCAAGCCGCACCTTTTGTCTGATTTTAATCATTTCCAAGAATTAGTTAATATCGATGCGCACAAGGACGACAAAGACAATTTAGAGAATACAGGAAATGCTATTCTGAAAAGTAGGAGATTTGTAGGGTTCAGTCCCTCAGAAGCCAGTAATGCGATTGAAAAAGGCGTTATTTCTGAAGGAGTTAATATTATGCAAAATACCTCAAATGGGGCCTCTTACTTTGAGGATGAATTACTAGGTCAGAACCCAGAAGGGCGAGCTTTTACTATTATTAATTATGATGATAAAGAGGAATTACAAGGGATAGCTAATAAGCTTGGAGTTTCTGTAGATACCTTAGATGACGCCCAGCAAAAAGCGCGGCAATACTATAACGGTAAAATGCTACCTAACATGATAAGAGATCTTCAACAAGAAATTGAAAGGGAAGACCAACCTCTTAGGGAAACTATAGAGACAGACGTAAAAGAAGAAGGGACAATTAAACAGGAAGAAAAAGTCCCAGAGACGAAGACGGCTACGGTCCCCCCAGTCCCGACTATGAAGGATGTTAAGGTAGACACAAAGGTATCCACAACAGAAGAACAACCTACAGAACCAGAGGACGTTAAAGTTGGAACGAGCTTACCTACAATAGAAGAAGAAGAAGAAGAAGAACCAGAGGACGTTAAAGTTGGAACGAGGGTATCTACAGTAGAACAACTTACTTTAGACTTTGATGAAAAAGTTTTGGATGATTCTTTAGTTAACTTTGTTAAAGAAGAAGAAAAATTCATTCCTAAAGCCTACGATGACTTTAAACAGATATCTATTGGGTATGGCACTAGAGCGAAAAAGGGGGAGAAAACTATAACTAAAGAGGAAGCATCTAGAAGATTAGCCAAAGAGCTTAATACGCATGCAAAGAGAGTTAAAGCTCACGCAAAGAAATATAACTATAAGTTAAATCAAAACCAGATGAATGCCTTAATTTCATTTGACTACAATACCGGAAGTATCTCCGAGCTAACAAATAATGGCACTCGCTCTCTTTCAAAAATCGCAGAGATGATGCTTTTCTACTGGAACGCAGGCGGAAAGAAAAAGGAAGGACTCGTGAAACGCAGAATCAAAGAACAGAAACTGTTTCTTACACCTATGAGTAAGGATGAAAAAACTCAATAAATTTAATACACACCACCAACAACAAACATGGCTATAGATCCCACTTCACTTGACCCTTTGTTATCCCAGGGGGCACGCTCACTGGACGAGGAAACCCCAAAGCAGGAGTTCTTTACCTTACAAGATACAATCGCAGCACCCTTTCGTGGTGTTGAGGGAGGTGTCAAAGGGCTATACGACTTCGCTGACTTTGTGGTGGGGGATATACTCCCAGACTACGACACCCGATTCTTGGGGACCTCAAACACAATGGTAGGTAGTTTTGCAGAAGGAATGGCACAGTTTGCTACTGGGTTTGTTCCTGGTGTAGGTATACTAGGGAAAGTAGGGCGAGTAGCTAACGCCAGAAAGTATTTAGGAGTAGACGTGGCTAACAAAATTGCTCGAGGGGGGAAGTTATCTTACCAAGAAGCAAGTAAGCTCGCTAAGAATACCAAGTTAAGACGTTTCGGAGATAACTTAGCAGCAGGAGTGGCGACTGACTTCTTAATGTTTGATGCACAAGAAGAACGCCTAAGTAACTTGTTGTATCAATACCCAGACCTACAGAACCCAGTCACAGAGTATCTCAAAGCTTCTGATGAAGATGGGGAGCTTGAAGGGCGCTTTAAGAACGCCTTAGAGGGAGTCTTTATTGAGGCAGGGGTAGGGGCTATCCTTGCTCCGTTTATCTCAAGTGTGAAGATGATTAAGAACCGTAACAAGAAGATTGCGGAGGGTAAATCACCAGAAGACGCTGTGGATGAGGCGATTGCAGAGGGAAGTGAGGATGCTGCTCAGTTTGACTATGGGAAGCTTGACGACCCCCTAACAGGCATCAAAGGACAGTCAGCAACGAAATCGACCCCGGAGGAGATGGAGGAATTCATAACAGAGAAGGGATTAAAACTTGATGACTTTATCATTGATGAAGCAACAGGACGATTAGATTTTGCTACAGCAGGCGCAGGAGGTCGCAAAGCCAGTGCTGAAGATGTATATAATTATGCCACGAGGCAACGTGATGATTCTGCTGTGCTTGAGCTCGGGAAGTTCCAGGTAGAAGGGGAAACGGGATCTTTAGGGTTTATTGATAGAATTATTTCTTCAATAGATGAAGGGAAAGGGACCTATAACAAAGATACTTTAAATCAGGTTAATCTATTAAAAACATTAAGAGATAGGTTTGGGGATACCTTAGGAAAGGTTGAAGTAAAAGTAGGGAAAGAAGGTAGGGCTACTTATCAACCAGAATTTGGGGATCAAGAATCAAGAGTTAATCTTTATGGAGATGATAAACTTTCTACAGTTGTTCATGAGTATGTCCACTCCCTGTCTTCCGATATTATATATAAGAATTTTTACATTAGAGATGCAAAAGGTAAAAATATCCGAGGAACTACATACTTAGATGAGCTAGGAAAACTAGTAAAAACAGGCAAGAATAATAAAGGGGAGCAAGTACCTGCTTCTATTAGAGAGTTAGGCGACCTTTACTTAACAGCAGTTGACCGACTTGGTCAGGCCGCATTATTACGCAAGGGAGGTAAAGAAGGGGCCGCAGGAGTCCCTGATGCAGTAACAAAAAAGGGAGCTAACTATGGGCTTGGCAATATCCATGAGTTTGTCACACAGGCTTTCATGGACCCTCAGTTCCAAAGAGAACTAGCTTCAATCACAATCACTAAAGGCAAGAAACCTGCGACTGTATACACAAAGTTTAAAGAGTTAATCGCTAAGGTACTTGGATTTAAACCTCAAGAGTCCTCTATGCTCGATGAGGTATTGTCTGTTAGTAATTCAGTATTTAAAGACAACCAAACCTTTAGAATGTCAGGGAAAAACCCTGAGACAGTATCAGGAAAGTATACTCCTATAGATGCCTATGATGAAATTAGTGGCCTTGAGCAAATGAGTATATCGGGGTCAGGGGCTAAGTTTGAAAAGGGCTTAGGGTTCTTGATGAATGCCGCTACTAAGTATAAGGTTAAGATTAACAAAGAGTTTGCAAAACAAGTTAAAGAACTTAGCGGGACTGACCTTTATCGTGGGGTTTCTGAAGGGAAACTATCTGAAGCCTTTGAAAAGGCAGGAGTAGACTTTCAGAAAAGTTTACAAATAATGGATGAAGTAGATAAGATTTTTAATAGCACCATAAAGAAAGCAAGGGATGCTAGAGAAGATTCTGTCAAAGCAAGTGTTATTAAGTTTGATGATAAAGTTAACATTGATAATTATAAGTTTGAAACTACTAAAGTTCCAATTCGTAAAGGAATTTATGAGGTGAAAGTAACAGGCCCAACAGGTGAAGTTACTACGTTTATGCGTAAAGCTAGGTCTGAAGAACTAGCACAAGGCGCTGTAATGAAGCAAATAAGAAAGAATGAATTTGATACAAACAAGAAACAAATCATCACTCAAGTTCGCAATGGTAAGTTCTTAAGGCAAGCAGCTTCTGATGCCAATATCACCTTAGACATCAAGGAGATAAAAGAGGGCAACGGGCGTCCTGACCATGTCGAGGTAACCTTCCTGGATGCTTCTCAAAAAGAAATCAACTTAAGGAATCTCCCAGATAACATACAGAGGGAAGCAGAACTATACCTAAAAGCTCGTGGAGGAAAAGTCAAAGCGGCCAAACCGCAAGACGAAGTCCCTATTGGTCGTGTTGTAGATGAAGATGGCAAGCCAATGGACCCGGCAACGAGTGATCCTGAGGAATATGAGAATGCTCTTACAGAAGTTGTTAGGCGTGCACTTAAAGATGCTGGACCAGGGGGAGGCGTGGACGCAATCAAAGGAGTCATCAGGACTATTTCAGAAGAGAAAGACTTCATAACAATTGCAAGGGCCCTCGCTGGGGAACAGATAGAGTTCCTTAGTAAGGAAGCTAAGATTCCTAAAACATCAGCGGATGAGTTACTTAATCCCAAGCAAAGTGTAGAGAGAATCAACGCGGAGCTTAGTGATGCCTTTGGGGTAAATCCTCACAATGTGCAGAAGATGGTTAAAGAGCTTGAGGTTAAAGGGGAAAAGCTTGAAGGAGTCTTTGATGAGATGCTTAAGGACCAACTTGCAATCAAGATGCTTAACAACATCGTTGGGGAGAATGTGCACAACTTAGCTAAGGAAGCCAGTGATCTCCTTAAGAGGACTCAGAAGAACGCAGACCCGGAACTCTTAGACATGTATGACACTAAGTATGCCCAAGTGCTTCAACAAATGGAGTTAATGGTCAGCACTCAGCGTCTATGGGGGCTGTATGGTCGTTACCCTTCTTTAGCACTGCTTCAACGTAAGTTCGTTTATGGAGATGTTAAGTCTAAGCGGTTTGATAACTCCCTATCTCAGCTACAAGAGCAAAGCATGGAGGCTATTCAGGCTTATAAAGCAGATCGTCGCGGTAGCATGGGACAGGAGAAGCTACTACAACTAATTCTTACAGCACGCACTGCTGATGGCATTGAAGCGGGACTCAATAAGATTGTTAAGCAGTCTATGGGTAAACGCATGTTTGATGTAGTCCGTGAGTATTGGATTAACTCGTTGCTCTCGGGTATCACTACCTTTGAGGTTAACATGATTGGTTCAGCGATTACCTATGGCCTTCGGACCTTAGAGCGGGCAGGAGGTGCTGCATTAACTGGAGACTTTGAGCTTGCTAGGCAGACACTCCGCTACGCTTTTGACTCTAAAGCTATTATGGATTCGTATAACTTAGCTATAAGGGCTGCGAAGTCTGGGGAGGCAATTAGTATTCCTAACTCAAGGCAGTTCGATGATGCTAAAGATAGCATGAACGCAATCCAATCAGACCGTGAAGGTGCCTTTGGGTCTGCTATAAACACCATCGGAACTATCGTAAGGCTTCCTTCACGGGGCCTCCTAACAGGGGACGAATTGTTTAAGGCGATGTCTTACCGAAGCTATGTGATGACCGAGCTAGCCCTCAAAGGGAAAGAGAAAGGCCTGACAGGGAACCAACTTGGAGAGTATGTCCACAAGGGCGTCAACGCACACATCACCGAGACCGGGCGTGTCTTTAACGAAAAGAACTTAGTGATGACCGCTAAGGAACTGGCCGATAAGAAAAACCTTAGGTTCTCTGAAAGGGAGACTTTTGTTACTAACTACATCAAAAAACAGAAAGAAGAGAAACGCTTCATTACTGAGGATGGGGTAGAAATTGACTACGGGAACCGAGGGGCGCTTTCGGCCCGTGCTGAGCAAGGCGCAAAGATTAACACGCACACTCAAGATTCAGAAAACAGTATTGTTAAGGGGATCTCCAACATCGTTGTGCAGAACCCATGGATGACTGCTGTTATTCCGTTTGTGAGAACACCTACTAACATACTTCAATTTGGTATTGAAAGGTCCCCGTTTGGGCTCCCTATACATGCCACAAAGATGCTTAGCTCTAAATATAGAGAGGGGTTAGCTAAAGGGAACCGCACGGAACGCGCTGAGATTCAAGGGAAGATTGCTATGTCAGTTGCTACCACTGCTGCATTAATTTACACCCTTGGGAGCCAAGACTCCTCCAAGGTAATTAGTGGGTATGGCCCTAAAGATCCAGATGCACGTAAAGCCTGGTTACTGGATAATCAACCTTACTCAATTAGAATAGGCGATAGGATCCACAGCTACCAACGCTTAGATCCAATGGCTACGATGCTGGGAATTATTGCTGATATTAATGAAGGGCTTGAGTATAATGAGTTCGATGAGAAAGATTCAGCAACAATCTTCGGGGTGTTGTCACTCGCATTCTCCAATAACATTACCAACAAGTCTTATGTCCAAGGAATCGATAACTTGTTTGGGGTTATGAAAGACCCCCTAAACAACACTGAGAAGTTCTTAGGAGGTATTGTAGGTGGTTTTGTTCCTAACTTTGCAAACCAAACCATGAACGTCCAAGAAGACAGGCCTCTACGGGAAGTCAGAGGGATCATGGACTACATGATTAAACGAACACCAGGACTAGAAGGTAAGCTCCCACCTCGGTATAACTTCTTAGGGGACGTTGAGACCCTTGAGTCTTCAGGAGGATTCAAAGGGTTTGTTGATCCAATTTACTCAAAAGATGTCGCAAAGAACATTGTAGATTATGAGTTAGGTAACTTAGGTGCTAGTTTTGGAAAACCGGATACTACACTCAGGCAAGGCTATGAGGACTTGGATATGCGCGATTACTACAATCCTAAAACAAAACAACAAACGTATTCGAGGCTGATGGAACTTGTAGGGACTAAGAAACTTGGAGGAAAAACTCTAAGAGAGCGCCTTGCAATGATGTTTAAGGACAAGAGATACCAGTCAATGCCTGATGCCGACTCAAGGAATTCTTTGTCTTCTTCAAGTCCGAAAGCAAAAGCAATCAGAAGAATAATTACTGCCTACAATGCAGCGGCTAAACAACAAGTCCTGGAAGAAAACCCAGAGCTCTACCAGCGCTACGTTGACTCTTACAAAGCCCAGTAACATGAACTCATCATACATGCCATCATTCATTGGATTCACCGGACTCCTTGGGACCCTTACCCTCGAGAGTGTTAACGATGTTGTTGCTATCTGTGTAGGCCTAGCAACCCTGACTTACCTTGCTATCAAAATCATTAAGGAAATTAAATAATATGGATAAATCAGATAAACTATACGAACTCCAGGACCTCCTCATCGACGAGTTCTTGCTGCGCGTTAAGTCAGGAGAGGCAACAACCGCAGACCTATCGACGGTCCGGCAGTTTCTCAAAGATAACAACGTGAGTGCTGTGGCCACCGATACCTCGCCACTTCACGAACTGGTAAACGCACTGCCATTCCATGATGATAATGTAGATCGAATCGTAGACATGACGTCCAATGGCTAGAAATTACAAGAACGAATACAACTCCTACCACGCCCAGCCGACCCAGAAGAAACGCAGGGCCGGACGCAACGCTGCACGCAGGCTGATGATTAAAAAGGTAGGTAGGAAGACTTTGGAGGGGAAGGACGTTGATCATAAAGACAGGAACCCCAACAACAACACACGAGCAAACCTAAGGATTCAATCAAAAAGGAGAAATCGCTCACGAAATGGCTGATATAAAACAAACAGCAGCACAGCTCAAAGACTTCCGAAACTTCCTATACATGGTATGGAAGCAACTTAACCTTCCTGACCCTACACCTATTCAATATGAGATCGCGGATTACATGCAGCACGGAGACAAGCGAGCAGTTATTCAAGGCTTTCGAGGCGTTGGAAAGAGTTGGATCTGCTCTGCTTACGTTGTCCACCAGTTGCTCCTCGATCCCTCAAAGAATATACTTGTTGTCTCTGCTTCAAAAACTCGAGCAGATGACTTCTCAACTTTTACTCTTAGGCTTATCCATGAGATGCCCCTACTTAAGCACCTCATACCACAAGACAAACAACGATTCAGTAAGATCTCATTCGACGTCGGTCCAGCCCCAGCGGCCCACGCGCCTTCCGTCAAGTCCCTGGGTATCACATCTCAACTAACCGGGTCTCGTGCAGACATTATTGTTGCTGATGACGTAGAGGTCCCAAACAACTCGGCGACCCAAATGATGCGGGACAAGCTCGGAGAACAAGTCAAAGAGTTCGATGCGATCCTTAAGCCCGACGATGCCGCCAAGATAATCTTTCTAGGAACACCACAATGCGAAGACACAATATACCGTCAGCTAACCGAGCGAGGCTACCAGACAAAGATCTGGCCTGCTCAGTATGTCACCCCAGACCAAAGCGCTAAGCGTTACGATGGGCACATCGCTGATTGTTGTGTTGATATAGAACAAAAAGGAAGGTCCACAGAGCCACTACGGTTCTCTGATGTTGACCTTGCTGAACGTAAAGTATCCTACGGCTCTGCCGGGTATGCTCTTCAATTTATGTTGGACTCAAACCTTAGTGACGTCGAAAAGTATCCGCTCAAGCTTGCGGACCTTATCGTTATGTCCCTCGACAACGAACTGGCCCCAGAGCGCCTAGTGTGGGCCCGAGACCCCGAGCTCGAATGGGACGGCTCAATACCTAACGTAGGGATGACCGGAGACAGATTCTATCGCCCCATGAAGGTGCTTGGCGAACACGTTAAGTATACCGGGAGCGTCATGTCAATCGACCCGTCAGGACGAGGCAAAGACGAGACAGGCTATGCGGTCGTTAAGATGCTCAACGGATTCCTGTATGTCACGGCGGCTGGAGGGGTCCAGGGAGGCTACTCTGAGGAAACCCTTAAGTTCCTTTCGATAACCGCCAAAGAACACAAGGTCAACGAGATCGTCGTGGAGAGTAACTTCGGGGATGGTATGTTTGTTGAACTACTAAAACCAATACTTCGCAAGGTCCATCCGTGCACCATTGAGGAAGTGCGGCACAGCACACAGAAAGAACGAAGGATCATTGATACCCTCGAGCCAGTGATGACAGGCCATAAGCTTGTGGTTGACCCGAAGGTCATCCAGAACGACTACGAGACGACTCAGAGCTATCCTAAAGACCACGCGTTGAAATACCAGTTGATCTACCAGATGACTCGTATAACTCGTGACAGGGGCGCTGTGACGCATGACGACCGCTTAGACGCGCTTTCGATGGCAGTTGGATACTGGGCCGCCCAAATGGCCCAAGACGCGTCAGAACGTATCCTAGAGCGAAAGGAGGACGATCTTAAGATGGAGCTACAAAAGTATGCAGAGGCATATTATAAAACACGAAAAGGAAGTGAAAACATCCTCACTTGGTAATTGTTGTAAATGATTCATTATAAATGTCTTAAATCAATGATCGTATAGGGAGAATAAAAAAGACTATTGACAAGGGTTAATTTCTCTCTTTAAGTACTCTTAGAGATGACTAAGAGAACACTATATTCTTTAGTTTATTCATTTACAACTATATCTCTTAGATATCTTTAAGATACTCTAAGTAACTTTAAGTATGCCTGATGACCCTCTCGACTCACTCAAAGCCACTCTAGGCGAACATTACGAGAACTATGTGGTTGTTGTGGCTGATACCCGGCACCAGTGCAGAGTCATCTACGACAATTCATTTGCAGCCAAAGGACTGCTCAATGTCGGATTAAATATTGTTGACGAATCCTTCAATTCATATATAGATGGCCCCGAGATTGACTTCGGGTCTTCATCAAAGACTGACGAAGAGTAACCCTGAGTTGATCTTATGCTCTATATTTGCATTGTGTTGTTCATTAGGCAGGGCTCTTAGTAATCGCTAGGGGCCCTGTTCTATTTTTCACAAAAAAGTCTGAGAGGGTTATATATACGGAGAGTGTGCCGCATCACCCCGTAGGGCCTCGGCGCGAGCTCAGCGAATCGAAGCGCAAACTGGGGGACATCTTCATGCCAGGCGGGCGAGCTCGAAGGAGCGCAAAGAGATCAAGGGGGGCCTAGGGGACATCGAAGGGAAGCAACAAGTGATCGATTGGCCAGCGCTGAGCCGGTCGCATGGGTGTGTGGGAGTGTGTGTGGGTGTTTTTACGTTTTGAAGAGCTCAGCGATTCCTCAGCGATTCCTCTTTGAACGCGCCAAGCCACACCGAGCCACACCGCGCCCTCTCAAAACAACCTTGAAGAAAGTTTAAAGTTTTTCTTGCAATAACCAGAACGGAATAGTAGTAATCTCTCTACTGGTCCAATTGGGCTAGCTAACAAGACAAAACGAACAAATGAACGAAAGAGAATACTTAGCGGAACAAGTCGGACTCCTTTGGATGCTGACCGGGGGAGAGATTAAAGGGGCGGAGATTTACTCCAAGTTGACAGACATTCCCTCGAGGTTTTTTGAGAGTATCAAAATAATCCCAGAAAGTAAGTAAACAACCAACAACAAGAACAAATGAACAAAAGAACAAAGACAAACCAAACTATTCGAGAGATTATAACAGTCCTCGAGGAACAACGCTCCACGCTCGCAGACATCCAAGCAGCACTCTTGCGGGCCTCGCATGAAGATGTCATGACCGACATCATTGCACGGACTGAGACTCTCGATTTCAAGTTGATTGAGAAGAAGGCGGGACGGAGGGCCTTCAAATGAAACGGACCTTCTCGCTATTTTGGGCAGGCACTGTAAGCCTAACTGCTGCCATGTGGATCGTAATCATTAAACTGATGCTTAAGAAATGAAAAAGCAAAGTCTCACAAAGATCAGTGATAGTATTATCCGCAAGAATCTTCGCACATGGCGAGACAGATCGACCTATCGCGATGCACGCCAAGGTGGTGAATGGTATGAGGAAGCGAACGCTCATGCGCAAATGATCGCGCAAGAAGTTGGTTGTGATGTCTGGACGGCGTCCGCAGTGATTAGCGCATTAAGCCCAATGAACGATTGGCAACGCAACAAGCTTGACGCGTTGAACTTGGCGCTTGTTCACCATGATGGTGGCAAGCCTGAAGACGTGAGGGTATGCACATTTAACAACAACAAGAACAAGGCTTGGGAATTGCTCGAGGGTGACTCAAAGGCCCTCGATGATGGCTCACCAAAAACTTGGGCATTCGCCAAGAGCATAGAGCTCACAAGAATGGCTCGTTGTGTTGTGATTGACCGTTGGCACATGCGAGCGTGTTTGACGAGCTCAACGAAACGCAAGCCTATTGTGGAAGGGCTCACCAAGCCTCAATACAACCGCGTGGAACGATTAACCATAAGCGAAGCTGACAAGCTCCACGAAGCGCCAGCAGTCTATCAAGCGACGCTATGGGTAACCATAAAGCGTTATTGGGAGAAA